TACACCCCTAGTGGAACTGCAAGCACTAACGATTGGTTTGAGATTACTGATTTACAGATAGAAAAAGGCTCTACTGCTACTAGCTTTGATTACAGACCTTATGGTACTGAGTTGCAACTTTGCCAAAGATATTGCTATGTAGATGGCTATACTGGTAATGCTTATACTCGCTTTCCTTTAGGTTATGCAAGCCAAACAAATCAAACTGTAGGATTTTTTAACTTCCCTATAACAATGAGAACTGTTCCATCTTTAACATGGAGCGGACCATTTGCAGAGGTCTTAAATAGTGGCGGTGGTGCTACTGGGACTTCAATAACCATTACATCGGATGGTAATTCTGCCAGCCATGCCGCAGTTCTTTTTACTTATTCAAGTGGTACTGTTTCACAGAATTCTTTAAATGCGATTCGTGTCAACAATAGCACTTCTTGGTATGCTCGTTTTGAAGCGGAGTTATGATGTATAAACTATTAAATGCAAACACAGAATTTCAATGTTTGATTATTGAAAATGCAGATGGTTCTGTTAAATCCATCCCATTTGACCCAGCCAATGTCGATTTTCAAGAGTATCAAAAGTGGCTTGAACTCGGCAACACACCATTACCAGCGGATGAATAAGCATGAGCGAAGAGAACGGAATAGACCTCTATAAGTATGGTAAACTAACAGCTCAAGTAGAGTCTATGGAAAAGAAGATAGACAAACTAGAGTCTAACATGGAAGAGTTACTAGAATTAGCCAATCGTAGCAAAGGTGGCTTCTGGATGGGGATGACCATTGCTTCTATTGTTGGAGGTGTTATTACCTTCATTACATCACATTGGGTAGTTAAATGAGAGAACTAACAATCTTTAAAAACATTACTGCAGGTGTAACCACTACTATTTATACAGTACCTAAAGGATGTAAAGCCATTGCTACATTATTGTTTCTTGCAAACAGTGGTGGAACAACTAAAACTATTTCTGCTGCAGTGCATGATGCTAGTACTGCTGCTACTGTTCCTATTGTAGGAGCTAAGTCACTTGGTGCTGGAGATGCTCTTCAGTTTAATCAAGGTCGGATGGTGATGGATGAGTTTGATTATATTACAGTCACATCTGAATCAGGTGCAACTATGAGTTGTATTTTCACCATGGAAATATTACAAACAACATCTTATCAGCATGTCTCTTAAGGAGCAATAATGCCATTGAAAAAAGGTAAATCAGACAAAACAGTATCTTCTAACATCAGCATGATGGTTAAAGAAGGTAAACCTCAAAAGCAAGCAGTAGCGATTGCATTGTCAAAGGCTGGTAAGTCTTTCCCTGTTAGGGGTAATCGTACAGCTACAAACATGAAAAAAAGCGGTCGTGGACGCTAAATAGTTGTTGACACAAACATAAAAATGTGGTAAACTTAGGGATATTATGCAATATATTCAACTTACTAATGCGGTGTTAAGACGACTCAGAGAGACAGAAGTCTCTTCTGTTAGCGACAACGCTTATTCTAAACTCATTGGTGACTTTGTCAATGACGCTAAACGCAATGTAGAAGATGCTTACAACTGGAACTCATTGTCAGACACATTGACAGCGGTGACAGCTAACGGTATCTTTAACTATGTTTTAGTGGGTTCAGGTCAACGCTTTAGAGTGATTGATGTATTGAACGACAGCTCTGATGTAGTTGTTAGAAATGCTTCTACTCGCTGGATGAACCAACAGTTCTTGTTAAACCCTACACAGGCTGGTACTCCACAGTATTATAACTTTAACGGTACTGACTCTAACGGTGACACACAGGTAGACTTGTTTCCTGTCCCTGATAGTGTCTACAATATCCGTTTCAATGTGATATTACCTCAACCGTTATTAGACTCTGATGCTGATACTCTATTAGTACCGTCTGAGCCTGTAATATTCTTAGCTTATGCTAAAGCCTTGGCAGAGCGTGGTGAAGACGGTGGTTTAGTCTCTAGCGAGGCTTATGGTTTATATAAAACATCTCTAGCAGATGCTATTGCCCTTGAATCTGGTCGTTACTTTGAAGAAGAGACTTGGAGTGCTACCTAAATGGCAGAACAATTAACAACTGGAACTATTGCAGCACCAGGCTTCTTTGGTCTTAATACTCAAGATTCCTCAGTACAGTTGTCTTCTGGCTTTGCACTAGAGGCTAATAACTGCGTAATCGACCGCTATGGTCGTGTTGGTGCTCGTAAGGGGTGGACTAAGGTCAACTCTACGGCAGCGTCTACAGGCTCATTTAGAGCCATCTATCAGGTGTTTAAAGATGATGGTAATGTTGTGTTGTCTGCAGCTAACAATAAGATTTATAGCGGTACAACAACTTTAACTGAATTAGCTGTTCGTAATGGTACTGACACAGGTAATTTAACTTACACCATCACGGACGATAACTGGCAGATTAGCGGTATGCCTTATGACACTGGAGCAACTCCTTCAGGTCATGCTATCTTAGCTCAAGCTGGTCATCCTCTTTTAGTTTATCATAAGTTAGGTGCTACAGCTCATGCTCACACAGGTGCTTATGGTTTACAGCGATTAGGTGATATTGCCACTAATTTACCAGGTTCTTACAGCGTTACTAGCTTTACACCAAACATAGTTATGACAGCGTTTGGTCGTTCATGGGTAGCGGATATTGCTAGTGATAGACAGACTGTGTATTTTAGTGACTTGTTAAATCCTGCTGAATGGAAGACAGGTACTTCTGGATACTTAAACATTAGTGAAGTTGTTCCTAACAATGACCCTATTGTTGCTTTAGCTTCTCACAATGGATTCTTAATTATATTCTGTGAAAAGCATATTGTTGTTTATAAAAACCCAGTAGACCCATCAGCTTTAGTATTAGAAGATGTTATTACTGGTATTGGTTGTATCGCTAGAGACTCTGTAGCTTCTATCGGTACAGACTTAATGTTCTTATCAGCTACTGGTGTGCAGTCTTTACAACGAGTTGTACAAGAGAAGTCACTACCGTTTAGAGATGTGTCTAAGAATGTACGAGATGAGTTATTGTCTAATGTGTCGTCTGAAGTATTAAAGAACATTAAAGCAACTTACTTCTCAACAGACGCTTTCTACTTGTTAGCATTACCGTCTACTGGTTTTACTTATTGCTTTGACACAAGAGGTGTGTTAGAGAATGGTGCAGCAAGAACAACTGTTTGGAAACAGATTGCACCAACATCATTCTGCGTAACACAGGATAGACAGCTATACATTGGTAAAGCTGGTTACATTGGTAAGTATGATAGTTATGAAGATGACGGTGCTAAGTATCGTATGTCTTATTTTACTAACTACTTTGACTTTGGTTCAGCAACTACAAACAAGATTCTAAAGCGTATTAATGTGACAGCTATCGGTGGTTCAGCACAGCCTATCGCTGTTAAGTGGGGTTATGACTACACTCGTAACTATTTCTCTCGTGGTGTTATATTACAGCGAGTCGAAGTATATGAATATGGCATAGCCGAGTATGGACTAGCTACTTACACCAACGGTATTGCTTTGGACATTGCTAACATCCCAGCTTCAGGTTCAGGCACTGTGATGCAGATTGGTTTTGAATCAGACATTGACGGCACACCGTTATCGATACAGAAAATTGACTTCTTCCTTAAACAAGGTAAAACACTATGAGTAATTATACAAAGGCAACGAACTTTGCCACTAAAGACACACTATCTACAGGTGACTCTAACAAGATTGTTAAAGGCACAGAGATAGACAACGAGTTTAACTCTATTTCTGGTGCTATCAGTTCTAAAGCAGATATTGCATCACCAACATTTACTGGAACTCCTGCAGGTCCTACAGCAACTGCTGGTTCTAATACTACTCAGATTGCCACCACAGCTTTTGTTCGTGGTGAGGTAACAACCGCTACTGCTGCTTTAGGCACTATGTCTACTCAAAATGCAGGGGCTGTATCTATCACAGGCGGTGCTATCAGTGCTACAACAATTACAACAGGTACTATAAATGCTTTAACTACAACATCTTTAGGCACAAATGCTTATGGAGCTAAAACAGTTTCTAGCTCTACTCCAACTGGCGGTGCTAACGGTGACCTCTGGTATCAAGTATGACAACATCTGTTAAATCAAATGGTATTTGGACACCTGTCAGAGAGATTTGGGTTAAAAACTCAGGTACTTGGGCAAAGTGTAAAGATGCTTATGTAAATCAAGCAGGTACTTGGAAGTCTATTCTTTATGCCCCAGGTTTTTTAGTATACGGTGATACAACTGTCAATCGTAATGATGCTTCAAGAGCTGGTGCTGCGTATAGTTGGACTGTGCCTACTGGTGTTCATTCTGTTACAGTTAATGCAGCTGGAGGTGGTGGCGGTGCTTATGCTTACCACGATGGTGGTTATTGTCAACACGCTTGGGCTGGTGCTCCAGGAGGTGGTGTAGAGAATCTTATTATTCCTGTTACTCCTGGAGATGTTATTTCAGGTGTTTATGGTAACGCAGGTGGAGCTAGTTCTTATAGCGGTGTTCGTGGTGGAGATGGTTCTGCAACAACTGTTCTTAAGAATGGTTCGTTAGTTGCAACTTGTAATTCAGGAGGCAACGCTACCGATGCAAGACCTCCATCGGTAGGTACTTCTACAATTGCAGGTGGATACACAGGGACAACAAGAACAGGAACTTCTCAGACTAATTGGGTTTCTGGTTGTGACGGAGGCTATCCTTCTGAAGACCATTATGACCCTTGGAGTTGGGTATTAGGCGGTAGTCCAAGTTATCCACAGTCTGTTTTAGGAACAGTAGCTAAAGAAGCACCTAGTGGTTTAGGAACTAATTATCAGAGAGCTGGAATGCCTCAAGTTTGCGGATGGGTGTCTATAACATGGTAAATATTACAGAACAAGATGTATTAAAAAGACTTGAAACAGAGTCTCTAGAAATTAAGAACACAGATAACGTAAGAGCTGAAAGAAAAGCTTTATGTGATATGTGTCCCAGCAAACAAACAACATGGAATGTAGATTATTGCACAGACTGTAGTTGTATTTTGTTATTTAAGACTGCGTTTAAATACGCAAGGTGTCCTTTAAATAAGTGGGAAAGTGATATTCCTACTTTTGCAAATAAATGAAAACACCAGTAGTACAGCGTCAGGACTATGTCATGTTTTTAGAGTTCTTCGCAGGTATGCACTGGTTTCATACGGATGTCTTTAACTGGACACCAAAAGTAAAGAAGAAGTATTTAGAAGATTTAAATTTATACAGTATCTT